CAACTCTCAGACATGGCATCCAAGTTAGATGATAAGTATCGCCACGTTCGTGAGCGAGATACTGTACTGAGTAATCCCGACAAGGAGCAAAGGTAATGAAGCATATGTTTAAACCGGGCGAGAAGGAAGCGGTTGCGTCTATCCTTGGTATTCCGGTAGAGGAAATGCCGGACGTTCTTAACCTCGGCGAAGAGGATTCCGACGATGACGAGGATGAGGAATCCGATTCAGAAGATGAAGACGAGGATGAAGACGAAGAAGAAACCGAAGATGAAGATGACGAGGACGACGAGGATTCTGATGAAGATGAAGATGCAGAAGATTCAGTCGAAAACGTAGAGCTTCTGCAACTCAAGGATGAATGGCAGCGTAGTGCTTCCAGTTCAATCCCGTTCTCAGAGTTCCTGAAGTCGCGCGGCAAGTAATAAAGATTGGCGGAGGAACTGAATATTCCTCTGCCTTTTCTCGTATCCGGAGGTACGCTATGCTCAAGCTACCGTTAGCTTTGGAGCACGAACTAGAAAAAGAATTCAAGTTCACGCACAAACATTACAACGAAGCCGCACTACTACATACCTGGTCCGAAGGTCGAATCTTAATCGCTCCCCTCCCACCTTATCGACAAGGTTCCGTCGAACTCTACCTCAACAAAGCATTAAAATCTACAGCAGAATCAATTGTACTCTTACTCCCATGCGATGTGTCAACCGATTGGTTCAATCGCATTTGGGGCTTAGCCTTGCACGCACCGTGCCGGGTACAGATGAGATTCTTTAACGGACGAATCAAGTATGAAGGGGAAAATAACCAATACCGCATATCGTCGTGTCTTGTCGTTATTCGAAACGCCGCCATCGAATCACAACCCAATCCCTCAGAACAATGTGAACGTACCGCGTAACGAACTACGCATTGATGTGCCGGGTATGGGCAACCCCAATGCGAAGATTGCTATTGTTGGTGAGGCGCCAGGTTATCAAGAGGCATTGAAGGGCGAGCCTTTCATCGGGCCTTCAGGCCACTTGTTGAATTCAGTTCTTCAAACCGCTGGCATTTCTAGATCGGAATGCTGGATCACTAACGTCTGTAAGATAGAGCCGCCCAAAGTAATGAAGAACGGGCAGCAAGTCTACGACGTAACCAAGGTACCTAACCTTCAAGCATATAAGGATTATCTAATCAATGAACTACGCACTATCAATCCCAATATCATCCTTGCACTCGGCAACGTTGCCTTACAAGCTCTCACTGGAAACACGGGAATTCTCCAATGGCGAGGTTCTATTCTCAATGCACCTCTCCTCAACAAGAGAGTTATTCCCGCGTATCATCCAGCATATGTTCTCCGAACCGACTCGATTATTGACCGAAGCATCCTTGAGTTCGATGTCAAAAGATTAGTAGAGGAACAAAGCCTTGCACCCACCCCACATAGAAACCTCGTGGTCATCCGAGATTCCGCTCAACTTTACCGTTACATTGATAGATGGAAAGACAAGCCACTCACTACGTCCGATATTGAAACTCACAAGTCCATCCCGATTTGTGTTGGCTTTGCGCCTAGCCGCCATGAAGCTATCTCAATTCCTCTCTTCAATGAATTATGGGGAGTTAGATTTGGTAATTATGCGGACAGAGAACTTGCTGAATTCTGGAGAGGTGTTGATATCCTACTCCGTAGTAAAAGAATCATCGGACAGAACTGGAAGTTCGACGAAGCAAAGCTCAGACAACTAGGATTCAGAGTACCGCACTTCCATGCTGATACAATGCACATGGCACACACGCGGTATCCTGAACTACCCAAAGGCCAAGCATTCCTCACCTCTATTTGGACACGCGAACCGTATTACAAACTAGAAGGTAAAGAGTTCAATCCCAAGCGTGACTCGGCAGACAGACTATTCCTGTACAATGGCAAGGACTGTGCGGTTGACTATGAAATCTTTGAGGTCTTAGAAAAAGAACTAGAAGCATACGGCGTTCGTGACTTCTATTACAACTTCGTGCGGCACCTTCATCGTTTGTATTCCGACATCGAAGCTGAAGGAATCCTGTGCGATACAGAGGTAAGACAGTTCCTTAAAGAAAAGTACAACGCTCTATTAGTAATCAACGACGCAGAACTTGAAGCACTCTGTGGTCATCCAGTAAACGTTGCATCACCTAAACAAATAGGAGAATTATTGTATGGAGAACTTGGCCTACCAGTTAGAGATGGAACGGGAGAGGAAGTTGTTGTGGCTCTCCAAGCTAATCATGGTGAGAAGTTCCCTAAATGTATTCCAATCATTGATGGAATCCTTAGAGGACGAGCCATACGAAAGACAATCGGAACTTACATCAACGCATGTCCGGACTATGATGGAAGATATCGAACCTCATATCAGATTGTTGGAACCGAAACTGGACGAACTTCTACGAAAACTCTTAAACCACCTTCTCGTCCTGAACCTATCGGACTCGCCTTCCAAACACTAACAAAGCATTCAGAGTTAGGTGAGGACGTAATGTCTATGTTCGCACCTGACCCTGGCTATGTTTACTTAGAGTGTGACTTCAGTCAAGCCGAAGCTAGAGTAGTTGATCTATTATCAGAGGACTACGAAGGACTAGAAGAATACGGTAAGATTGATAAGCATCTCAAGACCGCACGTATAGTTCTTGGCCTTGCACCAGACTTTCCGTTATCGAAGAAGTCACCCGAAAGATTCTTAGGAAAGACTTCCCGCCACGCCGGTTCGTACGACATGGGTAAGAATCGTGCGATGATTCAGATGAATACCGATGCGAAGAAGTACGGTATCAAGTTGCGAATCTCAGAGTACAAGGCAGGGAAAATATTAGAAAACTTCCATGCGGCCTACCCAAAGATTCGGAACGTGTTCCACGTAGAAGTACAGAATGCGTTGGCTAAAGGCGGCCGTATTCTATGCAACCCGTTCGGTAGGAAACGTGAGTTCGGTGGGCGGTGGGGTGATAGACTATTCAAGGAAGCGTATGCTTTCATTCCTCAGTCTACCGTTGGCGACGCAATCAAACGCGCCATGCTGTACGTTAAGGACCGCATTCCAGAAGCGCGCATCGTTATGGAGAAGCATGATTCGATGGGCCTTTTGGTACCAAAGAATGAAGTCGAAGCATACGCACGAGTCATTCGGGAGGGAATGGAGATGGCCATTGACTTTGCCAAGTGTTCGATTGTTCGTGGTAGCTTAATCATTCCTGCCGAATTCGAAATCGGTGAGAAGAACTTCAAGGACTTAATTGAATACAAGTTAGCCGCATGACAACATGGCTCGACGCCTTGATGTCGCAGACGAAAGACTTGGAATCACCACGGCGCTACTTCTATTTCGCTGGTCTTGCAACTCTATCCGCCGCGGCAGGTAGAAAGATATGGCTCGATAGAGGTGGCGCGTACAAGTTATATCCGAATCTATTTGTCATGCTCGTCGGTCCCTCCGGCATTAAGAAAGGTTTGCCTGTACGTGTAGCAGAGAAGTTAGTAACTGAAATGAAATACACAAAGGTGATTGCAGGTAGATCATCAATCCAAGCAATCATCGAACACCTCGGCCATTCAACAATGGACACGAACGGAGACGTAAGTAAAGATGCATCAGCCTTCATTGTCTCGGGAGAGTTTAGTCAATCCATCCTTAACGACGAACAAGCCTTTACGATTCTTACAGATCTATACGACTCACAGTGGAAGGATGAACACACCAACCTTCTTAAGTCTGGTAAGTCAATACTTAAGAACGTATATCTCGTTATGCTCGGCGCGTCCAACCAAGTCCATCTACATTCGGTCATTGGACAACGAGACATTCAAGGTGGGTTCATTGCGCGAACGTTAATCGTCAATGAAGAAAAGATAAATAAGAAGAACGCGCTCGTTCGCAAATCTCCCTCGATGATTGACTACCCGAGTCTGGTAAAAAGGCTCGTTGAGATATCAAACCTCAAAGGAGAATTCGATTACGAACCGGACGCCGCTGACTTCTATGAACAATGGTATGGTGAATACGAACCAGACAAAGAGGATAACACTGGCACAAACAATCGAATGCCCGACACAATCTTAAAAGTCGCAATGCTTCTTTCACTGTCACGAAACGATTCGATGTTGTTGACAGTAGAGGACTTGCACGATTCTATTGCAGTGTGTACTAGTTGTACTGTATCTACCCGACAGATAACTAGTAACGCCCCAAGCTCTACCACTACCGCGCAATCGAAACAGACGGCGGTTGTATTGGATGCTTTAATCCATTCGCCTATGTTCCGGTTAAGCCGAGCTGTATTGTTGAAGACACTATGGCGACACATGGATTCCTTTGAGCTAACCCGAGTAGCTGATACATTAAAGGAAGCCAAGGTCATACGAGAGGAAACCTTAGGTGCCGAAACAACGTACGTTGTCCAGGAGCATGTGATAGCGGAATACATGCAGCATCAACAAGGTGCATAAAAGAATAAGGGCGGCATGAGTTAATAGCTCACACCGCCCTTTAGTTTTGGTGCTACCAAGCAGTAGATCTTACGGTAGTCTTTCCCGCGTTTGACCTACCTTCTCTACCCCCACCACCCGCTTGAAAGTCGGTATCAATTTCTCTAACGATACCACTTCCCACCACAGGAACTCTCCTTATTGCCTGCCGCAAAGGATCTCGCCAATTACCCTGTGCCAAATCCTGTATGGCTTCCGCTCCCGTTTGCAATTCATCATACGCCCAGAATCCCGAAGCCATAGCATTCAATGGTCGTCTATCATTCGCGGCCTCACTAACCTGTAGCAGCATATCGCCTGTCATGCCCGAAGCATACGACGCCATTAGGTTAGCAATACCGCGTACGACGTTATCATCCTTCGCGGCTTCTGGACTTATTTCCTGAATCATCTTTCGGGTGTAACCGAACCTATCGTTGTCGTCGTCCTTTTGTATACCAATGTTCTGTAGGTATTCGTTGTTCTGCCAATCAGTTGTGAATAGATCTTTGTTCTCAGTTGTATAGCCCATCATTTGACTTACCGAGTTCGTCCCCACCTCAAGTGCGGTCTTCGGAATCTCTTTCACATCTCCGATAACCTCACCCGCTACCAATCCTGTCACTGCTAACGTTCCCAACTTTTTCAATCGGTTGGTGGCATCACCTTCCATCAATCCATCTTTAATCGCTCGGCTTCCTTGGAATGCCATGCGCTGAAAGATTTGAGGAATCAACCTTGTTCCATTGCCAACCCAATGATACGGTAGATTCTTAGGGTCAACAGTACCCTGAGAAATCTCCGCCATTCGGGTCATCGCCCGTTGCAATTGCTTCTCAGTCAATGCGGGCTGCTTTAGAACTTCACCGATATCGGTTAGTGTTAAGTCTTCAAGCTGCTTCCTAGCTAACTTGTTCGTTGGGTCTACGTTCTTGAGCTTATCGAACAGCGTCTGAGCATGAGCATATCCTGCCTGTCCAGCTACCTTATTCATGTAGTTCTGAACACCCGCGATACCGAAGGCGCGATACAATCTATCTCCTTGCGCGCCATCATTCCAATGCGTTGCGAAGTCGCGTGCGTAGTTAACGTTACGCATGAACTTTGAATTGGGATCTTCTCTAAGCGCCTTGCCCAATCCCATCATAGTATCTTTGATACCAGTTCGCATTGCAATCGGAACCGCACCACCTAGCTGTGAAATGCTAGCCAAAGATAAGTGTGCAGCAGTGGCATAGTTTCGAATGGCTTTCGAAGCAAGTTGAGATTCAGGACTTACCGCTTTACCACCACGTAAGATTCTCTCCGCGATGTCCTTCGCTCGTTCAGGATTCTCGGATGCCGAAACGAATCTACTTAATTGCGAGGTAGGATCGGCAATGTCCTTAGCGCCAAAGAGTTTCGCATGTTCGATTCTCTTAGACGTTTCCCGTAAGTGATCAATCAGAACGTCCTTATCCTTCCGATACCCTGGAACGTTAAGCTCGTTACGAGAATACTCACCACTTATCTTCATCTCACGTGAGGATTGAATCTCATTCAAGGCGGTCTTGATTTGATCTTCACTCATGTTATCCGCACGCATACGCTCGCGGAGTTTCTCGGTAGGTACACCATCATACCTATGCGGGAAATAGTTAGCTCGCTTACCTTTTTCTAAAAGGCCAAGCTCCTCCATATGCGTACCGGACTGGTCAAGAACTCCCTGTAATCTATTCTTGAAGTTCTCCAACTCCGGAGTGAGTTCAACTTTCTTACCCTCAATCGCATCGACAACCTTCTCGAAGTCCGCGTGCTTCATCTTTCTCAGGTCAGTGTCGATACCCTTCATGTACTCGTTGAATCGAATCGGTGCATCCGTAGCGGCGATTTTAAATAGCTTCGCAACTGCCTTACCACCCGGACCCATTCGTTCGAGTTCGGTTTCCATTGACATGCCCATACCCTTGGCGGTCTTTTTAAACCAACCATCCTGTTTGGTCTTTACTCTGTCAATGATCTTACCAAACTCTGAGTCACCAATGATGTTCTTCGCCTTGTCTAACCTAGTACCAATCTCGTCAGTTTTGGTAATCATCTTGAGGAATTCGTTTGATCTATCCTCAAGAGCTTTCCTAAACTGAATGTCTTCCGGGTTAGCGGACTGCAACAAACCTGCTAATGGTTTAGCACCTTCCTCTGGTGTATCACCACGGTATACACTACGTCCTTCGGCGCTAACTCCTTCAACTTGACTACGAGGTGGAACAACCTTATCAAGTAGCCTTGGATTCTCATACACCTTCCGAACAAGTTCATCAGAAGGATTAGCCACGCCATTCGCAATCATTTGCTGCCGAACATCGTCCATTGTTCTCACAACAGGACGTGAACTTGGCGGTGGCGCAACCATTGTCTGTTGCGGTCCCGGTTCCCATCTACCCGTCGGTGGCAATACAGGTCTATTCGGTCCGGTAACATCAGGCGGTATAACTTGACTTCCCGCACGTGCTTTAGTCGCTACGTCTGGACTAAGGAATCGATTCTGTACCGCAATCTCAATCTCCGAGTCCGACAACTGACGACCAAGGTTAGCGTAGTATTCATCCTTAGTCTTACCCTGCATGTTTGTTTCTTTAAAGATTTGCAGGATCTTAGCCTTCACTGCATTCGGACTCGTAGCTTCAGGCTTAACACGATCTACTTCCCGCGCGGCGAGAATAGGTTTACCGCTTTCATCAACCATTCTTCCGCCAACACGGGGAGGTACACCACCACGTTCAACGGTTTTGGTTCTTGGTAAACCAGATGGATCTACAATCGCAAATCCCTCTTGCGGTGCTACACCTGCGATTGATTCATCACCAGAGATACCACGATAGTTCGTAGCAAAGTAGCCACGTTCCTTCATGAAGTCACGGAAACCAGCGGGTACTTTTGAATCGCGGAATGCCTGTGCGGTTGCTTTAGTTCTTAACTTGTTTAGTTCATCAAGACGCGTTTCATCCGCACCTGTCCAATTATCAATATCATTTCGCCACTTTGCGGCTAATTCATCAAGCTCATCGCTGAGTTCATTAGGGAAATATTTTTCTAACTCGGGATCCTTACTGGTCATGATGTCCGTAAGAACACCACTTAACCGAGGTCCGGCTTCCGTTTCTAGTACATGTAACTCTGCTAAGTCTATGTAACGACCACGAGATTCAGCGAAGTCAGTAACTTCTTTAACCTGTTCAGGACTCAAGCCTCGTCTGATATCGAATATCTTTTCGCCTTCGGGTAATTCTCTACGCGTTACGTTCTGACCAAATTCATCAATGAACCTATCTTCTGGCGCCATGTGAGTAGTACGCGGGAAGTATCCGCTATTGTTCGGACTATCCGCGACCATCTCATCAATGACATTATGTGATCTTTTGAAGAGAGTTCTTGACGGTTTCATTGTTGGCGGTGTGCCCGGACGTACCTCACCAACTGTTCCAGTATAGCCACCCGCAGGACTATCCCAAGGAACAGTAGCATTCATAGGCTGATCAATGGTCATATCCCTACCTTCAGGATCTAACCCAGCCTTATGCATCCGTAACTCCGCTGCTTCTGTTCTACTTACTAACCCTAAGTCCTGTAACTCGTCAATCTTTTCTGAACTTAGTTTATTAGCTACGTACTTCTTACCTTCTATTTCCGCATTGGTTGGGCTCATCAACCTATCGGCCATAGCATCTGTATCGGTAGTAAAGTATTCTTCTTCAAGCTCACGTAACTTCTGGAATTCGGCAGCTTTCTGTTCAGAAGTAAACTCACGCTTTCCAATCGGGCGCATGTAATCATCAAGCACATTGTGCTCAATTATCTTTGGAGTTGTACCCGTCTTACCCTGTGCTACGGCAAGTTCAATCTTCTCGCGATACTTAGGATCCTGTAGATAGCGCAGAACTCTATCGTTCGTCTCAGCAATACCTAATGCATCGAAGTCACGTACCGCTCGCTCGGCAAGATTCTCCTGCGTCATGTCAATGCCAGCAGTTACCTTACCACCACGATTGACAGGACGATTAGCAACTAAAGCGGTACCCGTAGCGCCACGCGGTCGATTGATTAAAGGAACATCCCCTTGACCAAGTAGCCTTGATTCATCCGTGATAGCAGTTGGTTTACCATTCTGTGTATAACTTTCACGAACAGTCTTAGCATCCTTCGCAGCACCGGGTAACGGCTGGTCAACTACATTACGTTCGTACGCAGCCTGCATTCTAGGATCTCTGAATGGATCCTGTTCTGCTCTTAATGCTTCGTACTCCGCTTTCGTCTTCGCCATTTCCTCCGGTGAATATACTTTCCGCTGCGCTACTTCAGGTGTCTTTGATTTACCGAGGAACGGAACGTAATCCGCCGCACCGATTCCAGACAATACAGATCCACCAGCCTGCATTGCGGCAGTGCCATAGTTTCCCTGCTTTGCCTGTTCAACCGCTTCAGTACCCTGATATAAGGATTGAAGCGCATCGCTTGCACGACCCGCGTAGTTCAATCCTTTCATTACATAAGGCGCAGCTTTACCTACAATGGCGGGTGCCTTAGCTAATAGCTTTGGTCCTACTGTAGGAACTAACGATTGGCCCCACGTAGGAATAGCAGCGGCAGTGCCAACCAAATCAGCGGGAGAACCAAAGAACATTTCCGCGCCGAACGATTGAGCACGTGCGGGTAATGATGCAATCCTTGCACCAGTCTTACCAATGTACGGCTCTAATGTTCTTTCACCGGTTTCGATAGCATCATTAACACCTTGAACCCAACCGAATGGTTTACCCGCCCAAGGTGTAGTCTTATACCAGTCAGCTATTTTACCCGGTGCATCGTAGAGATAATCCCCCCAACTTCCACCACTACTGGATGGTTCTCGGGATACATTACCTCTACCGCCTGTTGCCTGTGCAAAGTAGTCATCAAACGGATCGCTTCCGGCCATAGTTAACTCCGCTCTATAATCCGTTGGCTCTCCGTAATGCTAGCCAGCGATCCGTGTAATGCTTGAACAGTGTAAGATCACCACCGCTCATTCGCTTGATTGCTTCCTTAACAGTGGCATCATTCTGATTAAGGTCAATGATTGATTCGCCCTTTGGTCCCTTAGAAACCTTCACGAATGATTCATTGTTGAATTCAGGATACGCTTGAGTAATGGTCGTCAACGGTGAAGCTAATGAACTAGCTCTTGGTCCTCGTGTAGCACCCGGAGGAATAACACCCTGGCTCGGTGCAGTACCCGGAACAGGTGAACTAACTCCCGGTGCTACAGGATACTTAACTTCCGGTGCAGTTGGATAACCACCCGCAGTTGGCGGTAATCCTGCACCAACGTTTTGACCACGTAACGTTACCGTTCGAGTCGCATCGTTCTGTGCGCCAGTGAAACCAAACTGTTCACTCTGTCTTTCACGCGCCGCATCAATCGTTCTACCAGTATTGAAGATTGATGTGTTTGCACTCCGCTGGCTATTTGTATCAGACTGCTGCCGACCCAATCGACCCTCTTCTAACTTCTGAATAGCGGTCAATTCAGTTGGCAACATACCAGTTGGAACGTACTGCATCTGTCCGTCCACAACCTTCGACATGTAAACATTTCCATCTGGCCCAATCATTTCCTTGTAGCCAGCATCCTTCGCTTTCTGGACATCAAGGTAATACTGTGCGCGACGAATGTCTACACCTGCCGCGGTCAAGTCTGCAAGTCTATCAGCACGAATGTTATCCTGCTGTTTGTTGAATGCCTCGACCTGATTCTTATACCGTGTCTCAGCCATCGTTGCATCAGCGGCGACACGAGTACCTTTACTCTGCCACTTCTTGAATGCGTTCTCGTATGGCTGCTGATTCAGGTATTCCCCTAACTTAATACCCTGCCCAACGTCACCGGTATTGTAACCCTGTACACCAGCGGCAGCGGCATTCAATACTCGGCTCCAACCAGTTGGCTTATACTTATCACGGTCCGGTTCAGCTTTCAGGTATTCCTGATACCGAGTCATTGGACCGTAATCATACGTGGGCATCTTTGGTTGTGCGGCAATTCTTGCTTCTTCTGCCGCCTTCGCCGCACGTTCTTCCGGTCCAAGCATTCCCGCCGCACCGAAATCACCGTATGCACCACCACCTTTGCGCGCGGCACCCGATAACAAACCAGCGAAATCAATCGGTTCCTGTCGCGTATAACTTGGCTGCGCTGAAACTGGAACAGGTGTACCCGTTTGAGTTACTGGTGATGCTACTCTACGCGGAGCACTTGGAGCAACCCGCGGACGTGGTGCGCTTGCCTGCTGTGGTGAAACAAACGGTGGAGTTTGATAGTCAGGATTGAAGTTAGCCGCAGGTGCAATAACGTTAGTTAAATCGTTCGGTCGATTCAGTGACTTTCGTGGACCGAATGTAGTTTGTGGTAAATCAGCAGGTAAAGGAGCTTGAGCATTGATTTGCTGTGCCCGCTGATTCTGCTGCTGTCTCTGTAATTGTTCGTAAGGATCGAACAGAGTTCCCTGGTTCTCGTTGCCAATAATAAAGGGATCTTTACCAAGAGCCTCACGAAAGCTCGCGTATGGATCTCTATTCGCCGCATTGTATATGTTCTGATCCATATCTCCATAAGGATCAAAAGACGTACCGCGGCCTGTACCGCTAGAGATTCCAAGTCTAGGATCCCAAGCGGTATCATCCGTCTGATCTGGCATTAAATACTTTGCCCAATTTGATCCGGCCATGTGCTAGCTCCTAACCGTACGGGTTGTAATTGGGGCTCTTAGGGTCGTACCTATCATCGATATCCTGACGATCTCTAGGCTGGCCGGTATCTGTTTGGTCAGTATTTGAACCGCCCTGCTTATAAACCGCAGCACCCGATAGACCCAATCCTGCCCACTTACCCCAATCGATTCCACCGCCGGCATTAGCAGCATCAGTCTGCAATAAGCCGCGATTTGCACCCGCCCAAGAGTTTTCAATATCCAAACCAAAACGGTCACGGTCAAGAGTTTCATCCGTACCCAACAGAAGTCGCTGCTGATTGGTTGCGAACTGCTGACCACTCTGCTGCTGTTCACCAATCCAACGCTCATTACCCGCTACGAAGTTTGCATACCAACGACTATTCGCATCGTCGATAGCGCGAGCCGCATTAGCATTGGATGCAGCGCGTGCAGCTTCTGCCGCTTTCTGTGCAGCAATCTCAGTTAAACCTTTTGCACCAGCAATCTTACCTTCCTGCTGTAACTTCTGTGCAACTGATTCAGCCTGAGCCGCGGCAGTCTGTGCGGCAATCTTATTCTTTCCAATCGCATCAGCAAGGTTGGTTTCTAATGTACCCGCACCCTGCTGTGAACGAATGAATGCATCGTTAATCGAATCCTGCATATCCTTGTTAAGCCGACCGCTTAACTCAGTAGCAGTAATCTTGTTACCGGAAATATCCTTTTCAAGTTGCGCCTGCTGCTTTGCCGCTTCCGAATATCCGGTGATACGGTTAGCACCAACGCCTAACTCAAGAACATTCCCCGCATCCGTTCCCGCTTTACGATTCAATCCAAGCTGTTCCTGAATCGCATCTTCCGTACTAGCTAACCCTTCAATACCCCAACGCCTACCTTCACGAACGTTGGTTCCTAAATCAATCTCAGCGTCACGACGTGCAGTAGCTAAGTCCTGCATACCTCTACGATTTGCTTGTCCCGCTGCCGCAAGGAATCCCGCACCACCGCCACCCTGAATGTTTCGCAACCGCTGCGCTTCGCCCATTTGCTGAGCGTATGCGGCGGGAATACCCGATGTGGCCCTATCTCTAAAGTCCGCCCTATCCGCGTCAGACCAACCGCCAGTCTTAGCGAATTCAGAGTAACCCGTACCACGCCAACGAGCTAAATCTTCCTCAGAGATTCCACCACCCATCATGAAATCTTGAGTACCGCGTAACTGCTTCAACCGTTCAGGATCGATACCACCCGTAGCGGACCAAGCTCTAAGGTTATCAAGGTCAGAGTTAATCTTTGCTAATCGGTCGGGATCGTATCCACCCGTTCGACCCATCTCCGTAAGGGCATCTATTTGTCCCTGAATCTGAGCCTTAGCATTCGGGTCAAACTGGAAATCTTTTAACTTCTGAATCGTGGCGTTAATTGAATCCTTTTGTGCAGGATCAATAGCACCTGATTGCGCCATCTTCTCAAGTTCTGAAACCTGAGCGCGCATCCGTTCCATATCAACAAGGCCAGTCTTACCAGCCTCTTTAAAGATATCTTCGGGTGCTTTCCACTTATCTTCTACAGGTGCAGCAGGCGTAGTAGTTCCAGCACCACCACCACCAGAATCACCACCGCCGCCACCACTAGAACCGCTAGAACCACTAGAACCTGGAGCTACGCCCGGATAAAGATTACGAATGTTATTGACAACGTTCGGATCTAATCCGCCGCCGGTGCCAGACATTCCCTCTAACGTACCCGTAAGCGCAGCTCTATCCCGTTTGGACTGTTCGTCTTTTTCTTTACGCTTCTGTTCTTGTTCGGCTGCGAACGAACCGAATCGCTCATTAACACGATCCTGCTCTGTGTTAATTTCCTGCTTAACTTCTGCCTTATCGCCTTTAGCCATGTCAAATCCTCAGGACTAAGGAAGTACCGCGGGGTTCCTCGTGCCCGTATCTCTTTTTTAAGTACTTGAGAAACTCGGGTTCTTTCACCCAAGCATGAATCTCATTTAATCCCAAGCCCTTTGAATCGAGAATGGCTTGCTTCATCATTAGGTCCGTGGCCATCACTTTGTTTAATATCGATATGTCAGGGTCCAACAACATAATCGATTCAACAATAGGATGTAAGTGACCCGCACCCAACATGACGCCGTTTTGGCGAACAACAATAGTACCGAAATCTAACCTCGGTTCAACCCAATTGAAATCTCGCTTATCATAGATAGCGCGCATTTCGGGGATGTCCGACGGAGTGATTCGAGCGGTACTTAAACCACCATCCGGAAGTTCTTTTCCGTTTATTCGCATCGCAAACTCAAATCAGATGGAAGGCCCTTAGAATCACGAGCAACAGGACGACGAAAATAACAATCACAACGGCTCGTTCGATTGACATGTCCATCTCCTAACTCGACGTATTGATACCGGCTAACGAATTCCACAGCGACGTTATCTGTGATTCTAAATCGATATCAGCCATCGTGTTCGTAGACGTTTTTGTTTCTTCATCGTATGTCGTACCCGCGATAACGTTTACGCCCATGACAACCTGTGCTCCCGCTTGACTCGTTGCCATCTGTGGCGATTGTACCACAGTCTGAGCGTATCGAGCACGATCTGAGTGATACGGTACATTTCCTGCCTCTGAAAGCACCACACCTGCAACACGCGCAAGCATTGCAGTAATACGTTCCACGAATCCGCCCGGACCAATATCACGAAGCAATGCCATTTGCTGAGTCGAAACTTCTACGGCCATTAGTTCCCCTCCAATACCCTAAGTCGAGCGTATAACTCACGAATCGCCTGCCACATAATTGGCATTAGATAATCATTTGTCATGCTTAATGTTTCTAATTCTGCATTCACAATTCGTGTGCCGAGCTTCCCATCGATTTTGGCTAGAATATCCTGTGCAGAGAAGCTAGGAAATTTCTTATCCCAATAAGGGTATTTGTTTTCTACTGGCTGTAGTTCTTTCTTAAACGATGCAATGAATGGCTGTATAGAGTCTACCATATCAAGTACATCGGTAATAGGACCATGCTCATTCTTCATCCGAATGTCGGATGTGATTTGTGGTGCAACCTGTGTATATACCGTATACCACGATAACGTGGGTTCAGCACAATAATATGTATTCGCCGAAGCTGGCGAAACGTGCGCGGCAAATCTAACAGCAGGGTATGGACCAAATACAGCGATAACGGTATCGCCGGACATGATATCAACTTTACTCGCGCCGTAATGTGCTCGAACACAGGAACGAGCTGACGTTGCAAGCGTTGTACCCATTTCAAGCGTACCGGCTGCACTGTAATAGAATCCTGTATCCGGATAGCCGGTTAGCTGAATACTCGCATTCTGAGGAGTGCCGGTTGGAAATGTAAAACCACCATTGGCTGTAAGTTTACCCGGCGACGTAAGCGTCATTAGGTGTGTAGTACCGGGAGCATCATACCATTGTGTCTGACCACCTACTTGATGCACCGTATAGATAGCACTAAGTCCTGCCTTATACAATCTCATGCCAATGCCGGGAACACCACCAACGGATAATACAGCAGCCGGTTGGTTTAATGTGAGTCCACTAGCGTCTATATTTGCAAAGGCTACTGAACCATTAAAGGAATAAAAACTATGGGTAGTAGCAAAATATTGATTTGTGCCGTTCAGTAGAAAAGTTAACGTTGTAACACCATCAAAGTTTCGAAAACTATTGGTTCTAACAGGAACTCTAAAGTTAGCTTCTGTCCCGTTTAGAGAAAGTCGAAGCGTATCGCCAACTAAATTACGAAATAGATACGTTTCTGAGTCGAAATATATTGCCTGATTATAACCAATAATATTAGCTTGGGAAACATTAGCTTGACGATATGATAGCGTGGCCCCATTAGCATTTCCAGCGAGTTTTAATTCAGCAACAGCACTAGAGTTGCCAACTTGAAGTATAGGAGCATAAGTATATGTAGCGGCAGGGTCTAATTTCAATAAAGCAATGTGTATTCCGGCTGCGTCAATTCCATTGATGTCTGCTCCAGCAATCCTCAAACGTAAGTATGTAGCACCTAAATTAGGATTGATTCGAACAGTTGTATTAAGTGGGGTAGATAAATAATTATTACCAACAATTACATGATTATTACTAATACCTGCTTCAAACGCAAAGAAAGTTGCAATAGCAGGAGACGTTGTGGATTCACCAATTGAAATATGGCTTAAATGACTAGCGGCTACACCAACGTTTAATTTAAGTGGTGAATTATTTAAGTACAAACCAGTGTTATTTACACTAGGTGGAGCAACAAATGACCACGAACCACTAATAGTTTCGTTCGCACCTACACGCGCGAGAATCGTTCCGTCAGCAATTGCAGTCTCAAGAATTTGTCCAGCAGAATTCGTTAACGTAGTCGGTGCGGAACCAGCAGTAATGATACCTGCGAGATGCGTATTGCCTGCAACGTGAAGCGAGGTTAATCCTGCAATGGTTCCACCGGTGATGGTTACAAGATTAGAATCCTGTAATGCCATCGAGCCTAGATTAAAGTTATCTAAGAATCCATTGATGTCACTTGCTCCCGTACCACCACCAGCAATACTCACAACAAGATTCACCCACGCCGTACCATTCCATGACTGGAATATGTTGAGTGAATGGTTGTATCGCTTTGCGCCCACAGGCGGATTGGTTGGATTCTCGGCAAGAGTATACGCATCGACTTCACGTCCTTTGAGCATGGACATGACATCGACTTTTAAATCTGCTAGTGTCGGGAGTAACCAATCCGCCATGTGAGTTTACCTCAATCGTCCAATTACAAACTGCGCCGTGTAGCCTGGGTTTCCACCTTGCGACCGCACAAAGTTTAGCTTTGCTTCCGAACCTAAATCATACTGAATCTCAGATTGCTTGACACCATCGAACCCAATGAAGGTCATGAAGCATGCTCGTTTGCATCGTGCTCGCAAGTTTCCTTCATCACCGTAGAACACGCCAAAGAATTCATTGCCCCGAATTCGATGGTCAAACCTTAACGTGTCCTCCGCCGTGGGTTCAAAAACTCTATCACCCTGAGACGAGCCAAAGTGAATCGCTTCGGGCCATGCCATGATATCAATTGGCATCCACTTTGCAACGCGAGCAACCTCGTAAAACCCTGGCCAACGGGTAATGTCTCCATCGGACTTTACACCATCGGAGCAGAAGTAATTGAATCCTTGGTTTGAATTCAACGACTGAACGGCTAACGCAACCATATGGTTAGCATCAACATCTCGTCCTTCATAGCAATGCGAAGGCTTAACGCTTACCTTGTCACCCGGTCCAGTTGGCTCATCCTGAATTCCAAACTTCGAAGGCGGGTGGCCTTCCCATTGAACGGAGAAGATGTGACGAATTCTATCATGGTCCTCAGCGCCACGATAGCCATGAATAGCAAAGAAGTTCCCGCCACACCATTCAGCAATCGAATCTTCATGCTCGTCAGGAGGTGCCGTAGTAGTAACAATAACATGAGGGCATACCTGTTGGAATGCCTGTAACGCCACTTCAATCTCATGTTTGTTATCCGCACCCGTTTGCCACGCTTCATTCCCACCGAATACATAGCATGCGGTCTTGAATTCCCTACGAGCTAACTGATGTCCAAGTTCGGTAAAGAATGAAACATGATCTTGACCCGGCCAAAGCTCATAATCGCCGAGGTTATAACCACCCTTCATTCCGTACGAATCGAGCAAGTCACCTAGTTGTGACAATTTATCCCAGAAGTCTGGATTGTATCCCGGTCCGCATTCCCTGCCAGACCAGTAATCACCGAGAGTTCCAAGATTCATCCAGAAATGAATGAACGTGTATCCTGCGTCTCGGGCTTGAACAATAATACGTTCAGCGTGTGCAGGGTCGCGGGTGAACTTGGAAAACAAATCGCCAACGTGAAGCCCAATCGGAAGGATACGGGTAACATCATCACAGTACCCCGCATCGTCAAGCCTCAATTGACCCTGAATTCCTACAAAGTTAGGATTCTCTGGCTTATCGGGCGGCTTCTGTGATTCTTCCCACTTCGGCCATTCGGTGATGTATTCAGGTGTAGACTTCCACCATGCTTCAAGGTTTTCCGAAGATAACGCATCCTGTGAATCTAAGTCTTGGGCAACGTTTAACCACGATGCCATAAACTCAGGATCTAAACAGGGATCAGTTCCCCGCCAAGGGGCGTACGTTTTCTGCAAGTGATAAATTGTTTCGATCTCGTGAGCCATCCACTGACGATAAGCCCCTGCTGCCATTGGATTCCAACTCCTTCTTGAGTTGTTCATTCTCCGCGGTTAATTCCGCGATTTTCTTTTCCTTGATGATTGATTCAATCACCAAGTTACCCACGACGCCACGAATATCGTCGATTGTTAACTGTACGTCTGCCATCAGAGTTTGCCTCTGGCCTTCCATGAAACGGTTCCAGTTACGCGTACGCCTGAAGTATTGAACACCATCACTTTGAATGATACCGGGTCCGGCACGTCATCAAAGATATAGATAGCATTCAAGCTCACTGGTCCTTCAGCGGTTACGGTAATGGAATCAACATCCCTAAACGGCTTGTTAAAAAACACAACGGTGCCATCTGTATCTGTGACTAGTGATTGTACCTTTCCACCGTCTACGGTATGTTTGATGTCCAACCTAAGTTGCAGATTGTACATCTGATAAAGTGCTTCAGCCATTGTCAAACATCCAATCGTAGTCGAATTGTAATGACAATCCTTTAGCGTTAGAGACACGAGCTAACACAACCTCTAGTACACCATCCGTAAGCAATACATTACCGCCAGTAGGTACTGCTTTAAATGGTGTAGTTCCCGGGACCAAAAGTGTTAACCCTGGCACCGGAGAACCATTGATTCTAATAGTGACGGTGACACTACCAAAATCTAGAGAGTGTATTAGCCCGTTGAATTTCCTCGGCGTTCTTGCTCGACTGATAAGCTTGACGATACCAACCGTAGGCGAACGTTCAAAGAACACCAATTCCGGTGTGAGTATTTTGGAGAGACTCTCCCAATCAACTGGCTTTGGCATACTCTCTCCTAGTTCAACGCGAGGAACTCAAACCGAACCTTAATGTACCGGAACTCGGGGATAAACAATGTTTTTGTTTCAATCTCCGGTTCGTACGTTACATTGTCTAGCGAGGTCGAAATGAAACATTTGACACTCGTGAACGGTACAATCTCGTGATATCCCCATGTTACATTGCAAATGATACCCTGAAGTAGAATACCAAAATCTGCAATGCGTTCGTAACTTCCAATGCCAGGACTAGTGGGCTGTAACCAATACGGTAGCCCATCGTTAATTTCATCCTGCATCGTAGCGTAGCCGTTATCCGCATACTGTTGCCATGTCTCATTTAGATTGAGTGAGGCAAAGATACTTGGTAACGCGGGGTCACGATATACGTTGACCTTCGTTCCACTAAAGTCATCTGTGTAGACATCGTAAAGAACGTAGTCTGCGGGTTGACTTACCAACAAGTCAAGAGTAGCATCATTGGAAACATTACCAAAGATATCTACCGCTCGCACGCCATATGTATACGTTCCACCCGTATCTTCAAACACCGTGATGAACGTTCCCTGTTGTTCACCAATTTGCGAACCGTTCTTTGTAACAATGTAGTATTCAATTTGGAATGCTGACGTGGGCTTAGTCCACTGCAACATCACAAAGTTATCAACTACATATCCGCTTAAACTAATCTCACCTAACGGTGGAATAACAACATCTAGCGGCGTTGCGGATTCCGATAGCGTACCATCTAAGCCGCTTGCCCGAATCCAGTACTTATGTGTACCAATTGGCTGTCCATCTAAGATTGCCGATAACGTGGTCGTTACAATCTGTCTACTTGCTGTCTCCCACGTTTCACCCTTACGAATCTCAAATGAAACAGCATCAGCGGAAGGGCGTTCCCAAAGAAACTTAATACCTAAAGGAACCAGTTCATACCAGAAGAACTGTACGTTGGGAACGGTAATTTCCTCAACGATGTCTTCGATTACTACTCGTTCCTCAGGTGGAAAGATTTCTAACGAAACAACCTGAAACCGCTTTACAAACTCGCGTAATAAATCCTTGAGAACAGGGTCTTCCAGCTGAACTGACTGAATCAACTCAAAGAGTTGTGCCTCATTAAGTTGTGTCACTTGGCCGCTCCTGCCACAGCTCAGACGCGAACAATGAAAGCTCTATCAAATCAATCCACTCGCCCGCGTTCTCAAGTTCAAGTCTTACTGTGCATTTCTCATTACGCAAATTGCAAAGTCGACTGAGATATTTACCTGGGATGGCAGATAACGATAGAGGACGGAGCACCATTGGACTCGCCCCATCAATGCCTTTGACGGTGACGAGTAATGAACCCTCACCAACCGCACGCATCCGCACGTTGTGAAAATGAGAAATAGAACCGTAATTCGGAATAGTCTGAGGTGCGTATTCGACGATCGTATTGATGCCATAGTCGCCATCATTCATATCGTCGAACCTGTATTCAATGTTTAACTTCCAAACAACCGAATTAGCTCCGAGTAAAACGTTAGTACGATTGTCAGAATCTATGTCAATACCAATGCAAGTGATTGGCCAAGGGAATGTCCAGTGTGCCCAACGAATGTTTGAGTAAGCTAAACCATTTTGATAGTTAGCGACAAGTAGAGTTCCGTCTGGTAACAAAATATAGATTCTTGAACCAACTACGTCGTTAACAACCTGCATCTTATCGAAGTTGGACTGATCAAGATCACCCCAATACCTATCAATCTTCCACGAGAATTCAGGCTGAAGGTACATGCCATTGAAGGTGAATAATCCTGTTCGTGCGATGGCAATATAAACATCAGTGTTAGGACCAGCGGTGTCTAATACTGTTGCAATTCCAAAGCACTCCGTACCAACACCTTCATCGACTGAGATTATTCTCCAGAACAACGCCGAGTCAGAGTACGTAAAGTCACGAGAAGTTGAGTACGTTCTCTGCGACTTGAGCATGTACAGGTTATCGCGAAACTGAATACAATTCTTGACCCCGCCGGCTTCGTTTGGTGCAACAGTCATGTATCCGTCAACGCCATTGAACCCTTCGGGGTCACCTTGTTTACTAACTCGAACGACACTAGGCTCTTTGAATTCACCCCATACGATAAGGCTATCCTGATACACACCAATGCCTACACCAGCAGGAATGAAAGCTAATTGGTCAAAGAGGTAGTCTGCTTCGAGAACCAAATCAGCATCATAAAAATCCAGAGTAACAGTAGAGTCAACATTATTTGTAATACGCCCGGTCGGGACATAATAGAAAATGTATCCGTCTTGATTTAGATTGTAGTCAGCTATTCTACGAGTAGCCAATATCCTACGCGCAATAGTGCCCACAGGGCCAATAGGAATACCGCTAATGTCAACAGCATGAGCGCCATCTGCAACAACGCTGCCATAAATAGCTGGTCCCGGTGTCGTAATGTAACCAGATTCTGTTTCAAACGACACAGCAAATAAGTGTGTGCCCTGCTCAACATGCCCGGATAATGACGAATTAACGCAAACCAAACTACCAGCAGGAGCAGGACCACCAGCAGGACGGCATGTCGTTCCATCGTAAACGTATACGGGAATGTTTTCTAATCCCTTGTTTCTATCATGCGGTGTGATATAGATTCGATTGTAATACTGAGCGGCGCTAAAATCAACCATCTCAGGAATGTTTAGAATCGGTGCGGTCAGATTTGTAGAATCGTACAACTGCCCTGTGTCGTTTAGAATGAGCAACCTCGCCACTTCATCTAAACGCTTATAGGATGTGAATCGACGTACACCGCCAACGACTTCGTGTAACTTTAACGAACCCGGACGGGTACGATAACCACGCTCCGTATACGAGATATTCTCCGCAATCGATAGATGATCCGCGGGAGTTGAATCCTTAAGGTCAGCCCTATCAAAGAGGCCCTGAATATCAGCGATAACGATTGGAGCGTGGTCTCGATTCATTTGAAGCTACCTGGAGAGAGCGGTGAATCCGATGCTACTGGCGGCAGGGGAATTACCAGCGGCTAATTCGGTTGGCGTTCCGGCAACGTTACTCCAAATACGAACCTTCTTGGAAACGTCATCGTATCCAGCCGTCAAGCCTGAGGTAGTTCCAAACTGAATCGAGTCGATTGTGTTGTAGCCTTTCAGCACGGCTAACAATCCGGCGCTTGATTCACCACCAGCGGTATATGCACCGCTGTAATTCATACGCCCGGTGGTGAACAAACCTACGCCGGGCACCTTTTTCTGATTCAGTACGGTAACAGTGATGACCATCCTCTGCTCCTTTGCGGGGAATTGTATCCCCTACGCCGAACTGATACATCCTGTTGGAGTTTAACCCGAATCGCAAGGAACCGATTCATTTCAAACTCCGCCTTTGTCTCTAACCTGTCCGCTTTTGTACGATTCTGCCCAATATCTTCCGCCGCTTCCGCCGCTGTCTTTAATGCAAGATATCTTTTAGCACCAGTAATGGGTAAGTTTGTGGCTTCTGAGGTAATTTCGGGTAAACCTTTAAGATAGCGAAGTAGAATTTCCCTGTCACCGGTTGCACCAACGAATTTAAAAGAGTCTCCGTCCCATTCCCACACACCCAATGCGGTTTGCGGATTGTAGTTAATGATTCCATGGGCTTCGGTCATCTCCTCCCACCGCATTGTACCCGGTGCGCGTTCGTAAACGGCTTTAGGCTCAATAAAATTCGCCGGTAACGTGGGATATGGTGCAACTGCTGAGGTACCTAAAACAATTCCACCAGCAGGCAGTAGAATCATCGATGACGTTTCCGTCATTATCGGTAATCCGTGCGCCTGCATGGTGGATTGAAGTTCCTCCCACGCAGATGTTAAGAATGGAAGGAGCACATCGTTGTTGAATAAATCTACACCTACGTCATTCAGGTGTACTCGCGCTCTGTCCATTACTTCTGATGCAAGCATGGGAGAATCCTCTATCGCTTGACTCTACTTGTATCATAGGGAACGGGCTTATCTAAATTTGTCGGCTCACGAAACGTAGCGGCCGGACAAATAAGAACGCTTATCCCTACATGTGGACCATCAGCATAGTTAACTAATAGATGGTCCTTAGATTTCTTTCCACAATTAGCGCAAGTAGAATCGGGAGTCATTTAGCGAAAGCTAACTTCTCGTAGCGTTCTTTGTCCAAGATACACTGGCAATTCGGGCAGATAACTGGTACAGGACGCATCAGAACCGAAGAACATGCGGGGCAACGATCATTACCAATGTCAACGGTAGCGTGTACCCAATCACGTTCAAGATTGAGGTATCGCGCGGCTAATCTCTGCACATCCGCGATAACGTTATGCTGATGGAACATCTGCCAATCAGTATCTGCCCGACGTACTAACCTCTGAAACCACCGCGTCTGATTCTGGATTGCGGTTGCCAACTTTGCTGCGTGATTCTTCTTGATCTCATCACGCGAATGTCGGTTGTACACCCAAAACAACCCAGGTAAAGCTGATTCCTCCGCGCTGATTTCAATCTGTGCGACGATGAAATCTTGTACAATTGCTTCAGCGAAGATTCCTACTGGCTCAGGAATGATGCGTGAACCACGCTCATCGTCTAAGTAAAGCGCGTAAGCATTATCCTGAACGTGAAGCGTAACAAAATCATTCATCGGGGCTGCTGGAATCGTTACGTGCGGTTCCTGTAGCCCCGGCTTGAACTCCCGAATCTCTCGGGGAACTAACGACACTAACGTCGCGTCTGCCATTTGTATTGTCCTTGGGATTAACGATGGCTTCACCAGTGTGAAGTTGCATCGACATTACGGAGCATTCGTCCTTCAGGTATTGGTGAATGAAATCAACCTGCCGCTCATAGTGGTCCAGTTCTTCTTGAACCAAATCGCGCTTTTTCTTTTCACCAAACAACTGTAAGTGTACGAATGAGAGAACCGCATCTTCCGATATAGTCATAGGCGTATCATCTGGCCTACGAAATACGTAGATAGGTTCATACGAGACATTGCGTCCCGGTAACATCTCAGCGTTGGGACCGCTGACAGGCATTAACTTCTCAAGTACCCAATAGTGAGTCTTAAGATAGTTGTACTTCCTTGTCAACCGAACTTCCGTAACCGTTCTCAAGTACATTCCATCTTCTGAGAAATCGGTGAATGTACCTTTGCGGTATTCAGTTTGATCGGTACGAGCTAGACGAAAGATTTGCTTTCCGTTTAGTTCACCGAACAACTGCTTGAGCTTTCGGTTAAGATAAACATCGTTCATTTATCCGCGGCCTCACGCGCCTTCCGCCGAGCTATCACATCATCATACATAAACCAAGGCTTCGGGCCTTTGCCCGCTTTCCAATCTGCAATCATGCGCGCTTGAGCGTCGTCAAGAATTTCTTTGTCTACTTTACTCTGCGCCTGAGTTGCAACCTCTCGGGCTAATTCTTCACCAGGTCGATATTCATACGGCAGTCGCATTCCATAGTGAGCATCGTTACGTTTGTCATCAGGGAATTGTTTGTACTGTGCAGCGTGGGTTAATTCATGAGTGAGTGTTCTTGGAACTTGGTACGGTTTATCGAAGGGTAAATCAGCATTTATGAATACAGAGTTGCCAGACTGTGAACCATAAATAGAATCATCCGGAACGATACCAGCCCTTGTTTGACGAGGATACAATTTAGTATCAACATTCTGTGTTAAGTTCTGTGCAAACGGATACCTCTTTATAATGTCATTCCATGCTGGCTGTAGTATAGGATTAACTTTTGGCGTTTGTGTTAACGGTGGTGTATATGTTCCCGTTGGTGGCACTGTGCGCGTGCCTAACATGATTTCATCCATGTTCTTTGGATAAGGATCATTGCCTTCTGGCATTGGCGCACTAACGGTTACTTCTTCCTGCGATGTTAACGCTCGTGGTTCAGGATTGCCAAACAACGAGCGCATATTCCACGGTTCGGCATAAGAGTTCTCGCCAACCTGATACAAGTAATTATAATCTTTCGGATCAGGCATGGCGAGAACTCTCTAAGAACTAAGCGTATCCGGCAGGAATCGCCAGGTTGTCGATGTATGCGTTCTCCTGTGGATTGCTGGTGAAAAGATTCCAGCTAGCCACAAGATACAGCAACGTTGACGTTACAACTCCACCGTCTGCACCGCGAACCTCAAACAGCTTACGGCCATCAGACGTATAGAATCCCGGCTTCTTGAGTTCAGCGCGTCCCCAAGAATCCATATTCAGGAAATCGATTCGGCGCTTATCCCACTTGTACGACTGCTGAATTGGAACACCAGCCATCGTCATCTTTCCGCCGAAATACAGATCGAGTCCCTGACCAGAGTTGGCATCCTTATCAATCGTGGTAACAAGCATACCAAGCGATTCATAAGCCGCCGCCTGCGCGGGATGCATCCATGCCTTTACGTTCGGCATCTTCATGGTGTTGTTCGAACGATCACCAAGAAGATTCAAAGCCAAACGTGGGAATGGTAACGATAACCCACCGCCACCAGCATCAACGCGCGAAGCTCTGATTGCCGGAGTGGATGACCGAGTGAATCCTAACCACGTACCAGTGCTCGAATTGTTAACGTGGTACGGAACACCAAGCAACGAAACAGGGCTCGGACCAGTAACGCCTTCGATAACGATTTTATCGCCAATAGCCGGAACAGGTGTAACGGCAGCGAATCGAATCGTCTTGGTCGGAACGTCACGGAAAACAATCTCCGGCTCTTCACCAAGGACCGTCTTCTGTGTGGACAATGCGGAATTGTAGATGTTGATCTTCTGACCTTCCATCAGAAGCTTAACACCAAAGTCCACATCAAGAACAACCGTATCGAATCCACCCGCGGTCGAATATGCGGTAATGGTTCCGAGTACACCGTTACCTCCGGTCATGCACATGGAATCCATATGCGCCCGGAAGTGTGGCATTGCCGCGGCCATGTTCTTGTTGAACGTGTTGATAATGGCCTGCGTCGAACCAGACGTTGCCCATTCCGATTTCTTCGTCCATTCCAGTGCGTACCGGAAATCAACGATCGGAATGACCGCGTTCTCGTACCGTGGACCAGAACCACGCCCAAGGTTTCCGCCGTCGGGATTGTACTGACCGAAGTATCCACCCGGTGCAAACTGAACGGGAATCTTCATGTCCCGAGTGTTTACCTGCACCGCGTCAGTGGACTTTTCGACCTGAGAATAGAAGGTATCTTCTACCTCATACAACACCGAAATCTTCTTTTCGATACGCTCCAGCTGTACTGCAAGTGTATCGGCTACGTTCTGAGGATTCAGAGGCTGAGCTGCCACGCGTTTTCTCCCTACTTAACACCAACGTTAAGAAGAAAGAAAGTCAATCTCCTTCATCTTTCCAGACTTAACGGCGGATTCCTTATCCTTATTCACCGTTACGTTACGGCCAGAGCTGACTTTTGAATCAGAACCGGTCGCACGCTTATGTGTGGAAGGTCTTGGTTTCCCGTTAGATCCTTTAAGAGCTTGAGATCGAACTTTCTTAATGATTGTGGGGAGTGCTAACTTTGCGCGCGACAGATACGCGAAACGAATCCTGTCTTTCCACTCCGTCGAATATCTATTTGCTGCTGCCTGCTTTAAAAGCCGTTCCATATTGGAACGATGTGATGGGTCATCTCGTAGGACGGCCGCGAGTTCGTCCATAATATCGCGTGTAATCGAGCGGCCCAAGAACGGACTAACTTCGTCCGGTAGATTCTTTCCAATAATATTTGTAATACTCTTGCTCGACTCCGTAAGAATCGAATCAACAAAATTCTGATGCTGACCACGAAGGATTTCCTGATTCTCTCGGTAGAGTCTTTCCTTCTCAGGATCATTCTGTGGTTCTTGACGCTGCTGAGACTTTAAGGGTTCCTCAACCTTATCGTCACCGAACATCCATTCGTGAACGTTAAGTGCGGAGTTCATAAGGTTGTTGTTCCCATTCCGCTTCGCATCATTGTAAGCGGACTTGATCATATGCTTGATGACTGGTTCAGTCACCGCCTGGAATGCCGGGCGATTCTTTGCGAGTAGTGCAGGTAGAAAATCGTTTATGAACTTCCTCTGCTTACCCGCATCGTATTCGCCCAGCAAGTCTAAGAAATCACCGGGATCGGCTTGCGAGATACGCTGTTCGCCTGCCTTGAGATTGTTTAACTGTTCGTACGATTCACGAGCGTCTTCAACGGTTGGGAAGAGCTTTGAATAATCTCGTTCGCGGAAAAAGGTGTTTCGGAGTCCGGGGAAGTCTTTGAAGATTTTAGGATATTTGGCGACAAGCTGACGGTATGTAGGCTTTCCGTAGCCAGTGCCAATCTTCTCATCCGATTCTTCGTCTTCCTCGTCTTCCTCTGGTTCCTTCTCCGTGTCATCCGAATCTTCCTCATCTTCATCTGAATCAGGTTCCGGATCATCATCTAAGATGATATCGTCGTCTTCTTCAGGTTCTGAATCTTCTTCAACTTCTTCCTCGTCTTTAGCTATGGCCTTTGCGGGTTCGTCATCATCTCCGCGAAGAATAGCTAAATCGTTTCCACGAGTTTCTTCAATAGGCGGTTGTGCCATTTCTTACGGCTCCATCGGAGCGGGTTGCGGTGGCGTAGCACTCACAGGTGGACCTTCACTTGGTTGACCTGATTGTGCATTACCTAACGCCGGAGTCCGCGCTCCGGAATTCATAGCTTGCACATGATCATTGTGATGCGCAAGGATTAACGAATAGGTCTTCGGCTGATTCAGCTTAAGATCCTGGCCTTCTTTCGACTGTAGGAATGACTTGCAGATTTGAGCTTCAACTGCATGATCATCCACAATCGGGTCAACTTTAATCGGCGAGATTACTTCTCCGGTTTCCGATATCGGACCCATATCATCGCTATCCTGTGAAAGAGCAATAATCTGGAGAATCTCTCGGAACTGTTTCGTTCTTGCTTCGTCTCCTGGAATCTTCAGATCGGGGAGACCAGACAATCGAACAAGCATGTGCGTATTTTCTGGCGAGAACAACACAGCGTTAATCTCATCGGAATTCATCTTCAACAATTCCATGATGATGTCACGCTGCTGACCCCAACTCATTGGTAACGTATTGCCGGCCGAGGGTTCTACGTGTCCAATGTTTCCATTCTGCGCGTCGGACTGAATCGTAAGGTTTAAGAACTCACCCGGTCCTACGCTCGCGGTGTATCTTTCGTCTTCAAGTAGTGAATCCACGTAGATTGGTACGCACTTCTGAATCATCTTCGCGTACCATCGCGTTGCGGCTTTATGAATAAGGCTAAGTCTTTGCAAAGCCTGTTGTCTACTAGCCGCATACTCTGCGTATGTCTTACTGCCACCTTGAATAGTCCCACCGTAAATGCTCGGAAACGCTCCGACCAAAAGCTGCGAATACTGCTGGACTTTCGAGTCGAACTTATCAATTTCCTGAGACATCGTAGCCGTGCGAGTGGTAAAGAATCCCTCACTCATCGCACGACCCGCTAATGCCTTCGCCTGCGTAACCATTCCTGGCTGGCGGCGAGTCTTACCATACTGTTCGAAATCTAATACCTGAGGATCTGCGAACGTCTCAGGAATAGCCTGCCCCATCGTATCGACTGAAAGATTCACGATGTCATTCTGCACTTCTTGCGGATCGAACAGTGGCTGTCCAATCGGATTCATGTGCAAGTGTGAGCTAACAGGCGATTCCCACAATGTCCAAACGTCGTCTAGCTTTTCCCCACGTACTTCGATTACATCACTCCCAACGATCTCAGCATACAGACCATCGGGGTAATCTTTCTCAAGTGCCTTACCGATTTCGACGGAATCGTAATAGTACGCCGCAGGTCGAAGCCAAATGCACTGAGTAGTTACTCGGTTAGCATCATCGCCTTCATAACCTTGCGGGTCGCGGGAGAATCTTTCGTAGGAATTGATATCAGAGTGACCTGAGATATTCCTACCAGTTCTCGCTCGCGCTTCCGAAACGTGCTCATCGAACTCCAGAATAAGATAAGGCGTATCTTTTTGTGTCCTAGCATAAGGCGAGACCTTCACATGGTCTACACCATAAATCTTCATCTTGATTCGAGACTTGGGAGTTGGTTCCATCTTATCAAAGACGGATAGCTTTTCCTCAGTCTCGGTTTTCTTCAAACCCGACTGTGAACACTCGGGGCAGATAGCGTATTCTTCTGTGAGCTTAGCACCGCATCGTTCACAATCCCATGTTACGTGCTTTTCGGTTATTTCTTTGTATTTTGGAATGTCAACGGTACCGTACTCTTTATCCGTATCTAAGTAATGATAGGCAGCGACAAGCGGCGAAACCCATGCAAGATATACAGCGTATGAATAAAGAAGCTCAACATCATTATGCCGCTGAATAAGTAGAGCAGCAGCACTATAGTTCTTTGCGGTATCGATGTCATTGGCGTTCTTCGCATCATCCGGTAGAAAGTTTACGCCTGGGACTTCGATTGTAAGTGCGGCGATAACTGCTTCACCATGTGCTCGATAAACATTAAAAACGCGATTCTGTTCGTCTTCACCCGGTCGGTAGTCTGGGGATTCGTGGAAGGCCCTATAATCACGGGCTTCGTAATCGTAGTAAAGTCTCTGATGACCACGAAAGAAGTACTCACCTTTCTTCTTCAGTAGAAGATGATCATCACGAATCAGTTCATGTTCCCGCTCGAATCCTCGGGCGATGTTCAGGATGTTCTTCCCAAGGGATTCTTCTACTTCATCCTTCACATCGTCCCGAGAATCGTCGGCCATGGTTACTTATCCTTGTCCTTCACAACGACAACAGGCTGCTGAGTCGGTTTGTTTTCCTTCGCCGCTTCCAACTTCTCTTCCCGTTCCTTTGCCAAATCACGCTGCTTCTGTTCGTGCTTTGCGGTGGCATCAGCTTCAGGAGTTGAACCCTGAATCGGAGGAACAACGTTACCGGATTCATCAACCTTCGGCTGTCCGGTAGAAGTTCGCGTTACCTGCAATTCGTGTGCGGCGGATTCAGCGGCGAGTCTATCGATCTCAGCCTGAATCTCTTCCTCGGTTGCAGTCTGTTCCGGAGAAAGATCCGCAACGTCATGCAACGTAGCGCCGAAGTTATATCCGGGGAACTTTGTCTTCTTCATCAGTTCGCCGAATTCACGGCCAACTTCAAGCGGGAAGAAAGCTTCAAGCCACTTGACCTGAAGTTCCTTGAACTTGGAAGGTTCGGCTTTAACCTGGCGGATTGAAACTCCCGCACGAACCGCAATTTCCTGACGCCGATTCTCAGCGGCCATCATATCGTTAACGTCAATCATCCTATGCTCCTTTGGTAAATACTCCGGGCTTACGTAATGATTTCTTGGACGTTCGTCCAAGGATTGATTCGGTCGGCATCTTGAGTTTCGATAACTCCTTTGTTGCCGCCGAGGTCATTTTTCCTTTACCGGACTTTAATTTAGTCTCGGCATCCTTGGTACCCTTCTTTTTCTTCTTCGAAGGTTTACCGTTAGGACGATTGTCCACTTGCTGTTTCATTACGTGCGTCCTTTGCACGAGCATCATCGAGTTGCATTAACTCGGCCGCTCTCTGTTCTTGTCTCGATACGTGTTCCTGCCAACGTAGCTTAGATAAATCAGAGAGCCGTTTACGTTCCATCTGCTCTTTGCTTACGCTAGGTTCAAGAGTATGTGGACCGCGGTTTGAGTAATCAACTGGCGGGGTATCAGGAAACATTATCCTCTGTGCAAGTTCCTGATACTTTTCCCGTTCGATTGAAAGCTGTGCTTCGAGATGCGATACCTGCTGGAATAAGGTTGTCTCAAGCTCACTGAACTTAGGCGGAATGAATACCGCTCTGAGGAACCTCATGAATGCCCACCAGATTTGAATCACCTTGCACGCCTCGGTCGAACGGAGAAGGGAACTACTTTAGAATCCGCATCTTGGGCTTTCATATAGAAGGATGTTAAATCCCCCCGCTTCTGCCCGTTAACGAATTCCTTTTCCATCTTTGCCATGTGATCGAACCTGCGACCCGCTCGATACGAGGTATCTTTGTATCGTGAGCAAGCCTGTAGCAAGTATCGTACACCGTCGTATGGGTCATCACCATCGAACTCTTTAACGTCCTCAGGATTCTCAGGATCGTATACACAGTTCGGAATGGTATCGATGACCGCTTGGCAGTTCTCAAATACTTGCAACTTCGGGAGGTTTGTTTCTTCTGGTTCCTCTTCGAAGAACTTTAAGTATTCTTCGTACTTGGTTTGCCCGTAGTTTCGGAGTATTTTCGAGGCGAGTTCGTTATCAAAAGTTCCAGCAATGTCTTTAGTTCTTGGTTTAGGGGTCCAGCGGAGATAGTCATGAAGGAGTAGTTTTCCCCCGATTCGGTCGTTAATAGCCCGCTCAGGCGTGTAACCCGAGTACTGGGTAAACTGTTGATCGATAGTTTCAACACCGCGGTTTTGCCATGCTGAAGGATCGAGAGCCACTGACTCAAGGTTATCCCCTGAGGATAGCCGTTTGAATTCACTAGCCCACTCCGCAATCATCTTCCGCTTTTGAAAGTACTCCCGATATAAGTAAACTCTTCCATCGGGAGCAATAGCTGCCCATCCAATCCAAACATGAGCCGCAAATCCCCAGTCAATCGCCGCAACTCTGGGCCACCAAAAGGGTATTGCAAATGGTTCAATAACGTGACGAGCATTAAGAGGTTCGTCGGGCAGAGGTTCCAGTCTGAAGTTAAAGACTTGTCCTTCGAATGTATACCAGTCTCCATACTTTTTGGCTCGTCTCTCTGCCTCTGTTGGTAAAAGTTCAAGCTTCGCTACGTACGTCGGATCGTTCTCTAACAGGTGACGATTGTCTTCTACTCTAGCCGGTAGATAGAACCGTTTTAATCCGGTTTTTCTATCTACAATTACTTTCATTCCCTCGCGCGCTGGATCAACAAATCTCTGTCTGACCCATGTATGACCAATGTTTCCTGGGTTAGAACCTGCGCGAGTAATGGCTGGTAACTGACTGGTAGAAGATCGAACACGCGAAGCCACAAGATACAAGTATTGATACTGAGTGAAGTGTGTGAGTTCATCCCAGCCAACGTAGTTGTATTCAACTCCGTCGTACTTGGTAATATCTTTTTCGTGCTCAGCGTGTCCGAAGGCTTGGTATCCGCCATTAGGGAATGTCCAACGCTTCTTCTGCTGATTGTACGTTGCACCAGTGGACTCATACCATTGATGCGAGCGAACAATAATTTCAGCTTCTAATTCAGGAAAGGTACGCCGTAGGATTAGACCTTTGTATCTTGGGTGCTGATGCCATCCTCTAATCAATGGCAGCATGTAAAGAATTTCGGTCTTTCCTGGTCCTGCGGCGCCACCATACAATGCCTCAAATATGGTATCCGGTAACGTAACAAGTGTTTCTTGTTTCCGTGTAGGACTCCATTCGTGAACTTGAGGTTGGGTTTCGATAGTTTCCATCGAGATTAAAAGGGGTTGGAGGTAGCTACCGTGAGACTTGCTTGCCTGCTATTCCAACCCAAACCTAATACGAGCGCGAAGCGCGAGTAGGTTCGCGCATCTGTACAATACTATCGGTACGTGAATGTCTGTCCGCCACTCTTTCCCGACCATATTCTCCCGAGTACAGATGTGCGAATGTTGTCGGGTAAAGAACTAAAGTGATCCCGCAGATTGCATGGTGCAAGCATACAAGTAAGCGCAGTAGTTCTTTACCCAACTTCGATCTCAGGATAGTGATAAGTCTCACGTACCTGAGGTGCATTGATAACCATTTGGATGCGGTTATCGGAGAGGTTTACATTCTTGTCCCGCATGTTAGCGGCGACTTTGGAAAGATTTCCCGCGACGATTGATTTATCTTTCGCACCAAGCATCATGACATCCTGTTCACCTAATAAATTGAGAGCCATCATGGTTTTCTTGAGTGCTTCGTCTTCGATCTTAACACGGTCCGCTTTACCCTTGTTCGCGATTGCGGTTAGAGCTTCGTCAGGTTCGCGGGAGTTATCTAATCCATTCGCGTAGTTTGAGACTGTGCTCTCTGCTACGTTGAATTCTTTGGCTACGTCTACCTGCTTCACGCCTGGTTCGTTTGCGAGCGCGGCAATCGTATGCTTCACGTATTCAGGAATGGCAACAGTACCTTGCCCGCGTCCAATGTTTTCCTTTTGTGCTACGACAAGCGTAGGGATTTCAGTCCGAGCGAGATAGTTTCGCTCAGGTGACATATTACGCTCAGCCGTTTCACGCTTCAAAAACATCATATGGCACCAGATCCTATGGGTGGTAGACCCTGGCGCTGATTCTACCATAGGGAGCGGCTAGGTGTCAACATAAGAGTTGTGTATAGTAGATACGGGTACGGGCTATGGTGCCTATGTTTAAGATGGTACCTATTGGTTATTTTTTGAAAATTGGTACGGGGGAATTCAATTTGGGGTTCTTATATTTAGTTAATCCATACTGAGCTATCGAGCGCCGTTAACTCTTTTATGGCGGGGGACCCGCCGAGACGCCCGTAGGGGGGTGTGTGTTATAACATTAATTGTTTTGACACGCATAACAATAATGGTATGGCACGAATCCTGCCAGCATTACGCTTTCCGTACTCTAAAATACAAAGTACTTATGGCATTGTATTTGCTACGCGCGCGCACACGCACCGACTATCTAAAGATTGGCATGCATTGTGCTACGCGCGCAATGCGCGGGCTCCTCTACTACGCGTGTACACGGACTATCGAAGGTATAGTTGGCACGGAAAAGAATCTCGCCGGGAATGGAACGAACCGAACGCCAGTCCCGTCTAAGCAGTGGTAGTCGGTAGTACGGTAACGGTACGGTAACGAAGTAGAGGGTAGTCGAGGGTACGGAACAAAAGCCAATCGGCTAACGTCTAATCATTCAGTACCGCGTAATGCGGACTCGGCGCAAACGACTGGAGCGTATTCCTCCAAGGTATTACTCGGATGATTCGTCATAGTTGCAGAGCTATCCCGTCTGACGGTAATGTGTCTGCGCGAATCGGTTAGTCCCGAGGTTCTTTGTAGATATAAGTGTCGCCTTTTGGCGGAGCACTTCATACCTTGACCGTATCGCCGCCGGTGTACGCGTCCCGAGAGTAGCCCGAGAGGTTACAGCCTGACCGCTAGTAAGGTAGGCAGGGAACGTCAAACCGCAGGAAACACGATACGGTCATGACGGGAACCAAACGCCTAGCAAGCGAATGATTCCCTAGAAAACAAAAGAATCCTAACATTCCAACTCCAATGGAATGATTGAGGGATTCAAAAGAACCCGGCTCTACGGTACACGGAACACGATAGCCCAAAGCGAGCCCGTATCGACCAGTCGATAGGCTCCCCCATCCTAACGCTACTGTTGCCACTCCGACACTCCGGGTTCTCTTGAATCCCTTAACCATTCCATGTAAAGGAAGGATTGAGGATTCTACAGTACGCTTGCACTGGACGGCTACCACGGCGGAAAGGCAACATATCCGGCCAACATGGTGCGGCTTTACACTTAGCCTCCGACCGTACGGTACAATGCCAATTCCTAATCCAAGCGTACTGTTGAATCCTTAATCCTTCTGGTTGTTTGTTCGTCAGGGTACAGGAAGGGAAACAACATGCTTTCCTTCCTGTACTCGCACGAACCAATTAACCAAGGAGAAAAGAATGAGCACGATTGTCAAGTTCGCACTGCGCGAGGTTATCACGAACGAAAACCTTAACCTCTCGGTCAATACGCGGAACGAAGCACTGGACGAATTGATTCAGATGGAACGCAACGAAGCGCGTAACACTGGTGATTCGGACCCGGTTCGTTGGCACGGTCACATGCAAGAGTTTCGGCAACACCGCGCTAACAACTCCGGCGGTCGAATCGGAACCATCAAGTTGGTCCGGCAGGTTTTGAACTGCGGATTGTCCGAAGCACTCATCATTGTCAAGGGTATCGAAACCCAAGACGGTATCGTGTAGTGCGGAAGTATCTCATCTACAAAGCATTCGTGGCTGTGCTGGTGGCAGGGTTGTTGTGGCAATACAATAACCTCCCACCGTGCAGCACGGACCAAGCGTGTGAGATAATGCACGGAGAAGATATGCGGTAACGCAGGTACAGTACCTAACGACTAGGGATATGAAACGGGAAAGGAGGTAAAGCCTATCCCGTAGCCTGAAATGACAGGCTTTGAAGATTACCCTAATCTTTAAAGGAGGGAATGTTAGTGGATTGCAGAAAGCGATACAGGTTCTTTAATCACTGTGATAGGCTGCTACTTTGGCAGATTGAAACGGTGGAAAAAGAAAGACACATTGTTAATCGTACGCTGCGAAAGAATTACAGGAAGTCTCTACTCAATCGTGCAGTCGAACGTGTCGTGAGGCACAATCGAGAGTACATGACGAAGATTTTCCTTGACACCTCTCGCCGTGTGTGATACAATGTAGTGGGGGGCCTCGGATGGTCCGAGCCTCCCGTCCCTTAACCTGCTAGTTAGGAATTAGTTATGCCACGTATTGCTACGAAGTTCGATGACCACCAGACACTCGGCGCGTTCGAACAGACTCCGATTGTCAACGATTCGCTCACTTCCGAAACGACAACGATTGTTGCTTCGGACAAGGAATCGGCGAAGTCCGGTGAAGTTTCCGCGATTGTTTACAAGCTCGCGGAGAATGCTTCGGACCCAATCGATGCGGCTTTGGCTTTGTTCGGCGGTTCGCCGGCGGAGTTGGCGAAGTTCGCAATCGGCGCGTATAACGATGACATTCGTTTGCGTGCGAAGTCTTTCATTGTGACGAGCATCGAAGGTCCGGAGAAGATGGTTGCTCGTGTTGTTCGTCGGATTGCGAAGGAACTCAATCTTGATGAGGCGAACGTTCTCGCCAAGGTCAAGGCGAATCCGGCGTATCTGGATATGTTGCTTTCGCTCGCGAAGTAACATTCACTCAATCCCGTATGGTTCTCCTGACCATACGGGATTTTCTTTGCCTGAAAATAAGTTATTCTCGGGGTGTCGTAGGATACCACTACGATACCACCGGGATGCCACTGTAATGCCACTGCGATACCACTAGCATTCCACTACATTCTCAATAGGTGGGTTGCGTCCTAAGTCCTTGCAGGTCAAGCACTTGCGAGGATTTAGTAGGCTACCTCCC